GCTTTCGCGGAGCGCCACGTTGTGAATGGCGCCGAGCCGATCCTGATAGTCGCGCGGAGCGGCCGGGAACGACTTGGGATGGTTGACGTTTACTTTCGCTCCCTCGTATAGCGGGGCGGCGGCGGCCAACGCCTCCGGGAGATAGCTGCGGCCGTTTTGCGATTCGAGCCCCAGGATTTTGACCCCGCGGATTACGCCCGCGGCCCGATCGACTCGCAGCGAAACGCCGCGAGAAGTGATGAATTCTTGCAAAGACTCAGCCATCGCAGTCTCCTGACAGTCGCGATTTCGTAACAAAGGACAATTCACCGCCACGCTTCAACTTTTTCAGTCAACAAAAAAAGCCCAGGGCGATATCCCGCTTTCCGGGTTCGCGCTGGGCTCCTGGTCGATACCTGCTCTTCGCAAGCTCGGACGGATACCGTCTCTTTAGTTGTCTTGGCGTCCGCTCACGATCGCGACTCAACCACCGGCGATCGCGAGCGGACAGTCATTTCTCTATCGTTCGATGCGCTCCGTTCGTCGGCGAATGCTCTGGATTGTTCCATCCTGCACGGCCACTTCAATGCCCACCATGCCGAAATAACCTTTTTGTAAAACGGCCGCCAGAATTTCACGCAGCGCCAACTGGGCTTGTCGCGATTTGTGTTCGTTCGCAGCCGTGGAGCCTTGTGTAATCATTAAACGAGATCATACGAAGTGAAATGGAAATAGCAATGTTACGTTTTGGCCACTTGCGCCGCGCGATACGCGGCGATGTATTCTTGCTCGCGCGTGTAATCCAGTCCGAGCTGCGCGCTCCATGTCTGCGGCGACAGGACGCCATTGCGGAATTCGATCTCCGCCACGTCGGCGTCGGTCTTGGCGTCGCGCACCGCGAGCGAGGGCGCTGTGGCATGAACTTCGATGTTCGACGCCGATCCTGCGGGCAAGCGGCCGGCGCGCTCGGCGCACAGCAGCACGCGATCGAGCAATTGTCGGTCAGCTTCCATCTGTTCGGCCTGTAAGCGTTCGAACATGCGCACGGCCGGGGTCTCAGCCACCATGGTCGAAGCGTAGTTGCTGTTCGAGGCGTCGCTCGAAAGCATGAACTCCGGCATGACAAGCCGAGCGGCGATTGCGCGCAACTCCGCCTGCAACACGGTGACGTAGCTGCCGGCGTCGAGCCCTTGCGCTGGAAACTGATATTCGACGTTTGCGCTGGTGTCGAGAATCGTGCCGGGCGCGAATTGCTTCCAATTCGTCGTGCGACCGCCGGCGGTAGTTGTGGCGTCGGCCTGACCGGCGACAAACTGCTGGACGGCGGAGCGCGTGGCGCCCTGGTGGCGACGAATCAGGGCGATGGCCGATTGAATCTCGGCCACGGTGCTCATGTTGCGCAACAGCTTCTCGGCGCGGCGAAGATTCTTCCGCACCGGATAGAACAGCGGCAGTCCGCGCTTGACGTTTGAGTCGACATTCGCCTTGCGATGTTGGATCTCGGCGGCGTCGATCAACTGGCCGTCGACAAAATAGCCCAGCGTTTCTTCGACGTCTTGCGGATCGGTGAGCACGCCGAAGCTGGCCGACGGGTTGCCGCTTTCGGTCGGCGGCGTGGATATCTGGCTCGGTTCGACGAAGCGAACCCGCGCGCGCCCCTGGGGCGAGACGAACAATCGCAGAAAGACTTCGCCGTCACGATCGCGCCGATGCACGATCTCTTGCTGCCGCCGCTGCCAGGCATTGTCGGCAAAAAACTCGTCCAGGGCCGCTTGCGCCTCGATCAATAGTTCTGGCGACGCTTCGACCCCTTGGCGGGCGACCACGCGATAAGTGTGTCCGGCGCCGACGACGTAACTGATGCGGTTTTCATGCCCATTGATGGCAAACTCGTTCGTTACGGCCAAAGTGCGGCACTCGGCGCGGATCTGCCGAAGTTCGGCCTCGGTGGCGAAGGGAACAGCGCCGCAGGAGCGATCCGAGAGATCGCCGAGCAGGCGCCAGCGCCCATCGTCATCGTCGAACGCTTCGCGCGGATCGACGATGTTGTCCCACAGTCCCTGGTACGCCTCCCAGAGGCGCTGCTCGAACCGCCCGAGCGGTGATTGTTCGGTTCGCGGTTCGTGCTGTCGGTTATCGTTGTGTCCATTGTGCGATGAAGCAGACGCGTGCATCGGATATCTCCTACAAGAGGTGAAAACGATCGTCAGTTCGAAAAAGAAAGCGGCAGTCGGTCTCCCAGCCCATCGTCGAAGGCGGGTCGCGCGAGCAGCTCCGACGCAATGCGGATCGCCATTTCCAGCGCGTCTGGGCCGTCGTCATGATCGGCAATCGGAAATTGCTGCAATTGCTCGACCAGCAATCGCGTGGCGGGAGATTGACTCTTGAAGCGGAGGCGCCGCTGGGCCAAGTGAGGACCCAGCCGGCGAAGACGGACCAGCTTGTTCGTACGGTTGTCGATCGACCAGGGCTGAATCGCCACCAGGCCGAGCCGGGTGAACTCGGCGACGAACTCGCGCCCCAAAAGCTCCTGAAACTGATTCGACTCGAGCGCCAGTGCATCAGGCCGGAATCGTTGACAGAGTTCGACGCCGTCGGCCACAATCTGCGGCGTTGGCCGACGCGCCATGTCGGCCTCGACATACAACAGCCCCTCGGGCGTCACCCCAAGGAGCACGAAGGCCGAATAGTCGCCGCGCCGCGCGTCTTGCCCTTTGCTCGGATCGAGCGCAATCACGCGCAACGTCAGACGCGCGGGCCAATCTTCGAACCAGATATCAGGGCCGAAATAAGCCTCGGGCCACTCGCAGGCCTCGGGATTGATCGGCGAGCCCTGCTTCTCGCGCTCGAACGCCGTCCGGCCTCCTTCGACGCGCATCCGCATCAGCGCATACAAATCTTCGCGCTCCGGCCATAGGAGCACGGCGCCTGCGTCCATCGTCGCGCGATGAGCTTCGTAATACGCGCGGGCTTGTCCGCTGGCGTCGGCCGCTTCGATATTTGTGTAGAGAGTTTCCCATTCCTGCCAGGCGAGCATGTCGTCTGGCCAGCGCTCGATCGCCCGAAAGATCCGCGTCGACCAGCCGGCGGTGCGATGGAGCGAAAGCGCCAGCGCGTCGTGATGCAGCGCCGTGGCGAGGTGGATCACGTTGGTCTCAGTCGTACCAGCTTTGAGGAGCGTGCCATGAAACCAGCGGCGCGAATGCTCGCGCTGCAGTGCCGATTCGATGTGCTGATCGTTCTGCAAGTCGTCGCAGATGATCAGCGAAGGGCGATGGGCGCCTTGCCGCCGGCCGCGGATCCTTTGCCCTGCGCCAAAGGCCTCGATCGCCACGTCGTTTTTCAATCGAATGGCGCCGGCGCGCCACACCGGTCCCTTGCCGGCGGCTCGCGGATAATCGGCGGCCAGGCGTGGGTTCTCCTGCAGCTCGGCCTTGATATTCTCCAGATGCGCGCGAGCCTGGTCCTTGGTGTCCGAAACAATCCAGATGTAAGGCTCCGCTCCCAGCACCGCCAAGCGCAATGGGCAAGCGAGTGACGCGATGGTCGACTTGGCGGCGCCGCGCGGGCCGATCGCGTTGATTTGCCGCCCCCGTTCGCGCTCCATCCGCGCCAGTTGCTCCTCCAACCAGCGGTGCATCGTCGACGGAGGAAGCGGAAAATGTGCGGGGAGATAATGCCGCGCCCAGGCAAGCAGACCAAGTTCCGCCCGCGTCGCTTCCGGCGGACGGAGTCGGGAAAGGAGCGCGCGACGAAAAGCCAACGCCACTCGTTCCGGCTGCTCTTGCAGCCGAGCGTCGGCTTCGAGCGCCGCGTCGCTGGCCGCGATTGCGGGGACCGGCATGTCGCGTCGAGGGCTCATTTCGGCTTCTTTCGAACCTTGGCAGTCTGGGTCAATTTGGCGAAATATTCTTCGATCTGAACGCGCAGTTGTTCGCGCGTTTCGTCGTTCGGTAGCGCCTCGTTCACGAATTCCATCGCCCCGACAAACGCGTCTTGCAGATCGGCCGACGGAATCGTCTGCGGGCTGCGCTTGCCATACCGCTCCGGCAGCCGGCGCTCCAAGATCCAGGCCGCGGCGTTCCACGAAGATTTCGAGGCCTGGCGGATGTTCTGGAGTTGAAAGACTTCCATGTCCGCCTCGGCCCGTTGCAAGCGCAACGCAAACTCCGCGTCACGCAACGCGGTGCGAGCGATCGTGCTCACCGAACAGCCGACGTACATCGCCGCCACGCGACGCGTTCCGCCAATCGCCAGAATCGCGCAGATCTCGCGCTGTTTGGTCTCGTCGAGGAGCGGTTTCTTCACAGGAGGCGCCATCTGGTCATTCCGCCGAGGCCGCAGGCTCGCCCAGGTATTCGAAGGAAACGACAGCGCGTCCGCCGGAGCCTTTGTAGTTCGGGATCAGCCCACGTGCGCTGCGCGAACCTTGCTTCATCACGCGCACCATGCGCCAGCGCGGCGAACGCTGACAATGCCCCAACACCGAGGGATGGCTAGCGGTGATGTTGATCCGCAAACCGTCCGCGCGGTGGAGATCGGCCACACTTTCGGCGACCCGCAGGCCGATCCCTACGCCCTGAAAGTCTGGCAAGGTCACCACGCGCGTGATTCGCCAATGCCCGCGGCGGCCAATCAAAGGCAAAGTGGCGCAAAACGCCACCGCGGCGCCGCGCCACGTCGCTAGAAAGCAGCGCGCCGTTGGGCTAAGCTGACCGTTCAAATAGTGATGACGCGCAAACAGCTTCCACGCGCGACGGTGGCAACGAACGACAGCGAGCTCGATCGGCGGTCGCTGAAGCCGCCTCCAGTGGCATTCGCCCGTCGCCAAGTCGACCACCCAATCCGGCGCGAGCCATTCGGCGACGTCGTAATGACAGGTGACGGCGACGAACCGCCGCGCGATCACGCCCGAACGAATCTCGCGGGCGACCGCCGCCGAGCCGATCTGCGCGACGTTGCGATCGACGACGCTGGTAAATTCGTCGAAGGCGACAATCGGCGGTTGCGCGTTGTTTGCATCCATTGTCGCGCCGCCAGCGGCCAGCGCGCGGGCCAGATCGCAGCGAAACTGCTCGCCGCCACTGAGCACGGCGTATGGCTTGATCCACGACGGTGGCGAGCCAAAGCCGACGGCGGTCAGCAGGCCAGTAATCTGCTTAATCGGCGCTTCGCCAAAACAATCGACCACGGCGCAGTC